AGTTGGAGTTTCGTTCGGATAAAATAACTCTCAAAAATGCACCCGACAGTTTTTGCGTGAGCAGAACGAGTAGACGAGAGAATCCTGAAGCACTACAGGGCTTCCACTCCCCCAATATGTTATTTATTATCGATGAAGCATCAGGTGTGCCTGATATTATTTTTGAAGTTGCACAAGGTGCAATGTCCACACACGGTGCAAAGACTATTATGGTTGGTAACCCCAACCGTGCTACGGGTTATTTCTACGACTCATTCAACAAAAATTTGGAGAGTTGGAAGACTATGACGGTATCGTGTTTAGATGCCGACACAGTAGACCCACAGTATGTAGAAGATATGAAAAGGCAATATGGAGAGGATTCTAACGTATTTAGGGTTAGGGTGCTTGGATTGCCCCCTGAAACCGACGATAATGCTATTATGGGTCGTGCCCTTGTCGAGTCCGCTATAGACCGGGAAGTTGACCCTATAGAAGTATTGCCCGTTTGGGGAATAGACGTTGCAAGACATGGCAGCGACCGTTGTGCTCTGTGTAAACGTAAGGGGAACGTGATAACCGAACCAATCAAGCATTGGGGTGGCAAAGACCTCATGGAAACGGTTGGTATTATCATGGCAGAGTACGAGTCTACCCCTTACAGAGACCGCCCTTCAGAAGTGTTGGTGGACTCTATTGGTCTTGGTGCAGGTGTCGTCGACAGGTTGGTTGAATTAAATATACCGGCTAGAGGGATTAACGTGGCGGAGAGTTCTAGCTTGAACAACCGCTATGTAAGACTGAGGGACGAACTGTGGTTCAAGTGTCGTGAGTGGTTGGAACATAAAGACTGCGTGATACCTGACCAAGAAGAATTAATTGCTGAATTGACTGCGGTACAGTATTCGATTATGTCGAACGGTAAGTTCAAAGTCGAGAGCAAAGACGAAATGAAAAAACGTGGTATGCGTAGCCCGGATATTGCTGATGCGTTGATGTTGACGTTTGCAAGTAATGCTATTAGAGCATCAGGGAATGGTGCGGGTTATAAGTTCAATCAAAAGATTGATTATGGTAGTGGCGGGTGGATTGTATGACGAATATTATCGACTTTCCAAGACCTGAAGATTTAGACATAAACGACGAACAATTTTGGGAACAATGTTCTGAGATTTACCATATGTATGCGAATATGTCGTTATCGCTGATGCGTATGGAAGCTGCAGACAGTCATGAAGTTGCCGGTGCACTTTGTGTCGTTGCGTTAAGTATTCTAAAGGGGCAGGGAATGAATGATGCAGAAATTAAAGATTTTGCGGATATGATTTTCAGCAGAGATTAAGCCACCTACTAACAGAAGAACACGCATTTTATCAATTTTATAGAATAGCTTTATAAATGTAGGTGGCATATGAGTTTATACGAAAACATCAATAAAAGAAAAAAAGCAGGAACATCACGTCCTAAGAAGAATTCCACTATATCTGCAAAAGCCTATGCAAATATGAAAAAAGGATTCCCTAAGAAGAAGAAAAAATAATGGCTAAGGTGAAAGAGATTAAACTGCATGAGCCTATCATAAAAGGCACATCGCAGGGGAGAAAACCGATTATGTCTACCATGAATAAAGCGAAAAGACGTAGTTTTAAAAAATACAGGGGGCAAGGGAAATGAAATGTTGGCATTGTGAAAAAGACCTCATATGGGGCGGTGACCACAATATAAGTGAAGAAAACGACGATTATGAGATGGAGACTAACCTGTCTTGTCCTAAATGTAATGCGTTTGTTATAGTATATATGCCGAAGGAAGAAGAAAATGGCTAAAGACCCTAGATTATCACGAGTTGGTGTGAGCGGTTATAACAAACCTAAGAGGACACCGAGCCACCCTAAGAAGTCTCATGTTGTCGTGGCTAAAGAAGGCGACAAGGTGAAGACAATTCGCTTTGGTCAACAAGGTGTGAGTGGTGCAGGTAAGAATCCTCAGACGGCTAGTGAGAAGGCTAGGAGAAAGTCGTTTAAAGCACGGCACGCAAGCAATATTTCAAAAGGCAAAATGTCAGCAGCATATTGGGCAGACAAAGTGAAGTGGTGATATGTCAAAAAGGGATAAGAGGACGATTGAGGGAATTGTTGCTGAACTAGAGGTTCAAGCTGAATTAACAAAGAACCCCAACCTCTTAGTATTCGTACCCCTTATGGGATTAGGGTTGGTTGACATTGTAACCCTAAACAGAGAAACGGGCGAGTTTAAAGCATACGATGTCAAGGCTCGTAGCATTAGACAATCAGATTATGTGACCAAAGATGGTCATTTTAAGAACACTAAAGGTAAGTTAATTCACAGACCTAGAAGTGAAGAACAGAAACGACTCGGTGTCGAAATTATTTATCCAAGCGAAAAGGAATAGCTATGAAAATGTACATGAAAAAAATGACAGCAAAACCTGCAAAAAGTGGAATGAAAAAGAAATCTAAAAAGTCTTCTTACGGTAAAAAGAAGAAGTAATTATGCCTTATAGTAAATACAGTCCTGCACAGAAACGTCTTGCTGCGGTTGCGGGCAATCGTAAAAAGATAACTGCTGCTGACTTAAAGGCAATTAAGAAGAAAAAGAAAAAAGGTAAGTAAATGGCAAAGATGGACGATAAGACATTTCAGTCACTCATCAATGACCATATGGTTGATGCTGTCAATTATTATGACACGGAATATGCACTCGATAGGTCTGAAACATTAGACTATTACTTGGGTGAACCATTTGGCAATGAGGTCGAAAACAGGTCACAAGTAGTCGCTACAGAAGTGTCTGATACAATCGAATATATTATGCCACAGTTGATGAAAGTATTTCAATCATCTGATAAGTTTGCACATTTTGTGGCAAGGCAGCCGGAAGATGTTAAGCCTGCAGAACAGGCAACAGACTTGGTGAATTATGTTATTAATAATGACAACAACGGTTTTGTGAATATCTATAATTGGTTCAAGGATTCACTACTATTTAAAATCGGTGTATTAAAAGTCTTTTGGGAAGAAAATATACAGACCGTTGAGGAGTCTTACGACAATCTTAGCGAAGAAGAACTCACTCTATTATTAGATGACCCGGATATAGAAGTTATATCACAGTCAGTAAATGAAGTCGGGGTTCTTGCAGATGATGCCCCTGAAATGTCAGAAGACATGGACGAGGACGACATAGTAGAGATTGCTGAAGATGCAATGACCGGTGAAGGTCAAATTCCATTAATGGTCACTTATGATGTAGAAGTTAAGAGACGTAAGAATAGCGGTCGTGTAAAAATCATGAACGTACCACCTGAAGAATTTTTATTCTCAAGACGTTCTGTATCATTAGAAACTGCTGACTTTGTCGCTCACCGTTCGAGCATGAAGGTTGGTGACCTTGTAGACTTAGGATATGACTATGATACTGTTTTGGCTCATTCAGGGTATAACGAAATTGACAACGAAGCTGAAGTGCAACAGAGATTCCAAGATGTGGAAGCAGGCACAAGGCATGATAGCAAGAATGACCCAACAATGCACGAATGTTTGGTTACAGAGATGTATCTTCGTTCTGATTATGATGGCGATGGTATACCTGAGTTAAGACGTGTTTTGTCTATTGGTGAGGGTAACTTCATATTAGAGAATGATGCGTTTGACCATATTCCATTCTGCATTTTATCACCGATATTAATGCCACACAGAATGATTGGTCGTTCTGTTGCTGAAATGGTTAAGGACTTACAATTAATTAAGTCTACAATCCTTAGACAGCTATTAGACAATATGTATTTGACTAATAACAGCCGTGTTGGTGTTGTGGAAGGTCAGGTAAACTTAGAAGACTTATTATCATCAAGACCGGGTAATATAGTGCGTATGAGAGCACCGGGAATGGTGCAGCCGTTAGCTGTTCCACAAATTGGCACAACAGGATTTAATATGCTTGAGTATATTGACCAAGTGCGTGACCAACGTACCGGTTTCTCAAAAGCATCACTAGGTTTAGACCCAAAAGTATTACAGTCCACAACAGCATCTGCCGTTCAAAGCACAATGCAAGGTGCACAGTTAAAACAGAGATGATTGCACGGGTTTTCGCTGAAACAGGTTGTAAGGACTTAGCTAAGGTCGTATTACTTCTTTGTCAGAAACATATGATGAAAGAACGTATTATACGCATTAGAAACGAGTATGTATCTGTTGACCCAAGAGCATGGGACACAGAGTTTGATATTTCTGTTGATGTCGGATTAGGAAACGGCAAAGAAAACGAGAAGTTACAAATGCTTCTACAGGTTGCAGGCAAACAGGAACAACTGATTAGCCAATTAGGAATGAACAACCCGGTCGTTAAACCAAGTCAATATGTCAACACATTAAACAGAATTATTGAAATGGCAGGATTTAAAGATACGTCAGAGTTCTTTAATTCCGCTGAACAGATTGACCAAATATTAGCACAGCAACAAGCTGCCCAACAACAGCAGGGTGGAATGTCGCAACAGTTTGAATTAGAAAGACAAAAACTACAAGCTGATATTGCGTTAGAACGTGAAAAAATGATGATGGAACTACAACTCGAACGTGAGAAGTTCCAACAGCAGTTAGCACTTCGCAGAGAAGAACTACAAGCAGAACTTGATTTAAGAGAACAAAAATTAGCTTTAGGTGGAGACGTTAGTACGAATTTACCTAGTGCATAAAGGGGGAGACTATGTCATTAGATGATGAGAGACAACGGGGATTGTTAGCGGAGACATTACGCAGTAATCCTTTACTGAAAGAAATCTTTCAGTCGTTAGAGAGTTCTTATATTGCCGATTGGTCTCAGACTGATTTAGACGATACTAAGAAAAGAGAGCAGGCTTTTTATTTGTTGAGAGCATTGCAAGATATCAAAGGGCAGATAGATTCTATCGTTGCTACCGGTAAACTTGCAGACCAACAGATAAGAGGTTTGTCCCGTAAAAAATAACAACAATGGAGAAAAGATATGGTTGGGATTCCCGATAACGGAACTGACTCTATTGCGTTAGATAAATCTGATGCAATAAATTTACTTTTGAATAGAGATAACACCCCTAGTCAGGCAAGTGAAGATATTCAAAAGTCGGAAGGTGTTCAAGAAGCACCGGTCGAAGAAGTGGACGATGAAAATGATGAGGAAGTCGTAGAAGGCTATTCCTCAGAAAATGAAGAAGAAGCAGAAGACTATCAGGATAGTGAAGAATCTGATGAAGAAGAAACTACTGATGTTTACTTAGCGACGGTTGATGGAGAGCAGGTAGAAGTTACTGCAGACGACCTGATAAAATCCTATCAAATCGAAGCGACCGCACAGAAGCGATTGTATGAAGCAGCAGAGGAGAAGAAACGTATTCTCGCTGAAGCTCAACAAGTTGAAGCGGAAAGGAAGCATTATGCTGAAAATTTAAATCTGTTGATGCAACAGTTGCAGCAGTTTCAGTCAGGTAATATGACTGATGAGCAATGGCAACAGTTGTATGACGATGACCCTGTCGCTTATGTAAAAGCGAAAGAGGATATTCGTGCTCAACAGGAAAGATTTCAAGCATTGCAACAAGAGCAAATGGTACTTGCAGAAAGGCAATTACAATCCGAACAGGCAAAACTCCTTGAAAGGATTCCTCAATGGAAAGATGCCGATGTAGCTACAAAGGAACGTAATGCTATTGTAACCTATGCCAAGCGATTTGGATTTACAGATAATGAAATCGCTGCGACTAACGACTCTCGTGTCGTTGACTTACTTAGACGTGCCTATCTTTATGATGCGTTGCAGTCGAGAAAACCGAGTGCTACGAAGAAAGTAAAGAAAGCACCGAAAATGATTAAGTCAGGGACTCCGAAGCCAAAAGTTAATGTTTCCGAACAAAACCGAAAATCGGCTTTTGATAAACTAAACAAGAGTGGTCGCAAAGAAGATGCGATTGCTTATCTACTAACTAAATAACTGATTAAGGAAAAAAACAATGGCAACATATACAACTTCGGCTGCTGTTGGTGAAAGAGAAGACCTTAGCGATATTATTTACAGAATTGACCCTACAGAAACACCATTGGTAACAGCTATGGCTAAAGAAACCACTTCAGGTGTTACAACTGAGTGGCAAGTTCAAGAACTAGCTGCTGCTGTAGATACAAACTATGTAAATGAGGGTGCTGACTATTCTTATGTAAACCCAACAGCTACATCAAGACTTAACAACGTACACCAAATCTCAGCACAAGCTGCTTCAGTATCAGGCACATTAGATGTGGTTGACAAAGCAGGTCGTGACAAAGAAACTGCATACGTTAAAGTAATTAAAGGTCTAGAGCAAAGACGTGATATTGAGAAATCACTATTTAAGAACGAAGCAAAATCTTCTTCTGACCCAAGAAAAACAGCTAAGCTGATTACTTGGATTACAAATGGTGCAGTATCAGACGATGCGTCTACATCATTCGCTACAGGCGATGGCTCAGACACAGCAGACATAACAGCTGCATCTGCTGATGCCCTAACACTAGCTAAAATCGATACAGCTATTAAAGCTGCTTACATCGATGGTGGTTCACCAACAATGCTAGTAATGTCACCATCTAACAAGGTGAACTTTAGTGGTCTATCATCAGGTTCAGTAGCAACTAACCAAATCACTTCAACAGCACCTAAAGAAGCATCTATCGTTGGTTCTGTTTCTCTGTACCTATCAGACTTCGGTACATTAGAAGCAGTTGTTGATAGACAATTAGGTGATGGTGAAATCTATGTCGTAGACAAAGACTATGTATGTCTTGGTTTCTTACCGGGCAGACAGTTCTCTGTTTCAGACGTTGCTGCTACAGGTGATGCAACTAAGTTTGCAATCATTTCTGAGTATGCTCTTATGGTCAAAGCACCTAAAGCACACGCAGCAATTATTGGACTATCAGGTTCATAATAAACTAAAAAGAAGTGGGTGTTGCTCCCTTGCACCCACTTCACACTTAGAGGGATAAAATGAAAAGAGTTATTTCGACAGACGGCATTTCCAAAAAGACAACAATGGAATATGATGCCAATGAACAAGAATATATAATTAAGACAGAACAAAAAATTGACCCTATTAAGGATTTGGCTAAGGCACAATTAGACAATCACAGACCGGGTGATATGATTGGGAATACCCAAAAACATTATCAAAAGATTGGTGAAATACCTGCTGTCTTATATCACGATTTATTACAGAAGTTTGGTAGTCCTGCACAGAATCCTAAAGCATGGTATCGTTGGTTACAGGACGCAGATAACCAAGCATTTAGAACAACGAATGGTAGGTTAATTTAATGGCATTTTCTAACTATAGTGAGTTAAAGACCTCTATTGCTAATTTTTTAGCAAGAGATGATTTAACTTCACAAATTCCTGATTTTATACGATTAGCAGAAGCTCGTATGAGTAGAGAGCTCGATGCTCGTTCTATGGAAAAAAGAGCAACTGCTACAACTGTTGCAGGGGATAGCTATATCTCATTGCCAACAGATCTGAGGGAAATAAGGAATGTGCAACTAAATACCGACCCTGTAAAAACTCTGGATTACTATACAGTCCAAATGATTAACACGGACTATGCAGGGCAGGGTCAGGGCAAACCAAAAGCATACAGTATTGTTGGAACAGAAATTATGTTACGACCAACACCTG